CGAACACCGAGCCAAACTCGGGCCGTGGATTTTCAGGCGGGTTCCGTCTTCCACCAAAGGAGATTGTTCCCAGCTTCGCGGACGTTACACCGAATGGAGCTCGTTTCCCGTTCGGTCAGCCCGTGTACCACACGGATGGAAGCCGTGAACCAGTCACGAACAAGATGAACAATGTAACACCTGCAGACAAGAAATACGTCGGACGCGGTCTCGGTCTGGCAGCGGACACACCAGCATCCGGTGGTTTCCAGCAGTTTTTCCGCATTCTGCCCAACAACATGAACGAGGAGCGTCTGACGACTCTGTCCGGTACATGGGGTGGTCCGGCCAATCCCACTGTGAAGAATGGTGGGACGACGCTGGGCGCCATTTCCCACCCAGCCAAGCTGTCCAAGACGTCGGCGAACTACCTGCCCATGCAGACGCGCGGTCAGGGTCAGGGTGGTGCCATCACAGCACCAGAGGGTCGCCCGGATTTCCAGAAGACGCGCCGGACGACGAATCGCCAGGAGACGGGGCTTCGCAAGGATGGTCTCGAGTTGGGTCCAGGGCAGTACATGGTCGCCGAGGCGTACGGTTCCGCATACGACGATCCGATCCGCTGGTCGAAGAATCGTATCAACCCCGATCGTGCTGCCAACGGCGCACGTATGAACGTGCGCGCCGATCCAGTGGGTGCCGTCGGTGCCAACACGAACACGCGTCTCGAGGCGGGTGCGCTCCCGGTCCGCCCAGCCGATGCAAGCCGCGGGTCTCGCTACTTGCCAAACCAGTACGACCGTCTTAACGTATTCAAGGGCCAGAAGGATTTCCGCTCAAACCCAAGCAACACGGGACTGGGTCTGGCATCCAAGGTGCTCAACGGGAATCCTTTTGCACACACCTTTTCAGCCAAGGCTGAAACTGGAACCCCGCTCGTTCAGCCTGTCAACTGAAGAAATAAATACACGTCAAATTATATGTTGAGCAGAGACCTTGTCTGTTGGAAAACACTGTGGGACATTTTTATTTCCGATGTGGAATTTCGAAAGTATTACGCGAATGTGAAGGGTGATTATCGAATTACACCAGGGGCAAAAAAACCTATTGAACATCCATCTGGAACTCTTGTACTTCCAGGGGAACGTTCCAGCGGAGAGGACCACTTTGTAACATACAACATGACACCTCAACGTATCACTGTATTTGATCCATCGGATATGTCTGGTACATACGGAGCTTACTTGAATGACAATGTGAAAAGGAAAATTTCTCTTCTTGCAAAGAAACCGTTGTATGTAAGCCATCGTCACCCTCAGTGTCATTCAGGTGATACGTTTTGTCAAACGTGGTCCCTAGCATGGCTTCGAAGAAACCTACATGCATATATCAACGAAAGCCGAACACCGAATTCGAGTATCGCTCCAATTACAGCACTCGTGAAAACAATTGCACGGAGTACAAAGTTCAAAGAGTACATGATGTCGAACAAGGTGCAGTTTCAGCCTATTATCAACAGAGAACGTCGGAAGAAGCACCTCGGACCCATGTCGGTTGAAGAGTTCATAGACATGTCACGTCACGTTACACAGGCAGATATCGGAGATATTTTGGGGAAACATAAAAGTTGACTACAATAAATGCAAATCTGGAAGTGGCTTCTTTTGCTCGGACTCTTGTTTTTGATTACATATGAACCATCACGGGGTGGGGGAAAGTTGATGAATTTTTTTACGAGCGACTCAGTAGGAGGGAATGGATTCCCCGAAAGAGCAGCCATGTCGGGAGAGGCACAAAAGTATAGCGATTCCGGTGACGACGATCAATAATAAGCAGTACATGCTTATTGTACATGATCGCCGGTACCAGGAGTGGACGTTCGTCACCGGTGGGTGTCGACGTCGAGAAGTTATCAACCCCTTACGGTGTGCCGTTCGGGAACTCGAGGAGGAGACTCGAGGTACTATTAATTTGAAACGAGGCGCCTATTCGTATTTTCAATTTGCAACCAAGTACAAAGGTCCAGGGGATTCAGAGGCGGACATCGAAGATGATGTCACCAGCATTTACCATGTCTACGTAATCGATTTGCCCATGACGGCTAATGAACATACGTACATCGTTCGGCGATTCAACGAGGAAAAATCCAAGATGGAGAATCGCCAAACGTATTTTCGTAAAAACTATGACGAAAACGACAAGGTGGAATTCGACACGCTCGAAGGAATCACAGCCCGTGATAACCTCTGGGACATGATACGTACACACGTCATCACAAACCCGGATTTCCACACAGCTCTTTCTTCGCCTCATCGTACAAACTTTTATTTTCGTTCGTAAAATTTGCGTACTTGAAAATATTGACTCACATCAGAACATGACAAAGTCAAAGCGTATGTTTGCCGAGATGCTCGTCCAGGCGCGAGGACACGGTGACGCCGACGAGATGGCAAAGACAATGTCTCTCGTCGATATCATCTATGAAATCAAAAAGGAGGAGTTGAAAAAGGCGGAGCCGGAGAAGAAGGCTTTGCCTTCTTCGACAGAAGAGCCTCCTTCTCCCGTTGTTGAAGAGAAGAAAGTGGATGAGGAGAAGGCTCCCCCTCCACCCGTTGTTGAAGAGGAGCCCATCGTCTTCATGAAAATAAAGGATTTCTGGAGTCGTTTGACGCACGATTCGGACACGGACTAAAGTCTTTGCCCTTTACACGTAGTATGGAGAAATGGCTCACAGACAAGGGCCCGGGGACACACGTCCTTATGGATGGTGGGATTCTTCAAGTTCCGTTTGAACAACTTGACGAATTTTACGTGGAGTGCGTGCACGCGATACGTCTCGGCAAAAAGCTGTACGTGGTGGAGCAAAAGACGGATGTTTTCAGGTTTTTCGTCGACCTCGACTACAAGGGACCAGAAGCGCTTCCAGATGACGTCATACTCAATCTTGTCGAGGTGATGCATTCCGTCGTACAAAAAGGCAGGTGTCTCATCGCACGCGCCGAACCTCGTGACGTGGACACACAAGTAAAAACGGGCGTACACATTCATTGGCCGGATGTTCTCGTGACCAAGTCTGAAGCGCTCGCCCTTCGGACTCGTATTCTCCTCGAGTTGCCAGACGACCCAGAATGGAGTCAACGTATCGACGCGAGCGTCTACGGTGGTTCGGGACTCCGAATGCTCTGGTCACACAAACGGGACCGTGGGTCTGCAGATTCAGGTCCATACGTGCCGTGGTGTGACCTCGAAGGGAACACGTTTGATCCAGTCCCGTCAGCCGAAACTCTCAAGCTTTTTGCACTTCGAACAAACGAGGTTTCAAAAGAGGCGGTCAACGTCGAAATCACGTGCGCACCACTAGAACGTTACATCCGTAGAAACCTCAAAGGTCAGGAACGGGCAAACGTCCGACGCGTCATGCGAAAAGGAACTGATTGGATCATTGTTCAGACTGATTCCAAGTATTGTGAGCGAATCCAGGGTGAACACAAGTCGAACCATGTATGGTTCGGTATAAAAGGAGAACTGATCTGTCAGATGTGTCACGACGACGACTGTAAAGCGCAAAAGTTTGTCGGACGCGAATATATTCTTTCTCCGAGTATAGTAGAGGAATTACGCAGCAATGTTGCTGTGGATAGTTCTACTTTTGTGCCTATTCGTGATCTTGTTCCCGACTTTTGGTGGAAAGAAGAATCGGTTTCTCAGAGAGGTGCACCCGTACTCGGGTCTCGACCCTCAAACATGGGAACTGCTCCAAAGTCATCTAGCGGTTTTCGAAAACCAAAAGGCAAGTCTCGATCAAAGAGCTGGGGGTCTCTACCAAGCGATTGAGGATGTTCGTAACCTTGCTCTGTTCATTCGCCGTGCGGATGACCACGAGCACCAGGAGACGCTTGAATCCATTGCAGTGCAGATGGGTGTTGAAGGCGAAACGACGTTGTTTGAAATCGCACAAAAGAATGGCTTGTATTTCTTTCCAAAGTACTTAAACGATTTAGCCCCTGAGGATACAGAGCTCGATGTCAACCGCACCGGAGCAGCCATCGACGGACACTTCCCAGACCCCAAAAGTCACGGGCAGTAGTAATCCGGTGACGCGTACCCGTTCTGGTCGTGCCGTCAAGGCGCCCGAGCGTTACACGCCACAGGAAGTGTGTGAGGATGATTACGCCGATGACGACTATGACAGTCAGGAATCTGGCAGTGTTTCATCTGAGGTATCCTATGATACGGAGGATATCTCAAGTGAGAGTGACGCTGATCCAGAGGGGAACCTTGCTGGATTCATAGTCGAAGATAAAAGTAGCAGTGACTCTGAAGGTAATGGATCGGATGTTCGATCCGAGTCCAGCGAGACCGATGTTCCCAGTGACCGAGACGAACGACCCTCAGCACCAGCTCGTGGACGAGGTCGAGGCCGAGGAGCATCAACAGCAGCACGACGCACGCTCGTATTATGATCCGGGTCCCCGTATTTTCCACGCTCAGAATCAGTCGGTTGATGTGCTTGAAAAAATTTCAAAAGAGACTATAATTCTTGTATTTGCTGCGTTTTTCATTGGGCTACTGTTGGGGAAGTCGCTGACGCCGGTGATTCTGAAGCACTGATTCCGGGTTGAGTTCCCAAGAATGGGGTCATCGGTGATGTCAGGGTCGGTATGTACTGACCAGAATCTTGCATGATTGGACTTCCTTTGATGTCGACTCCGACGACGGGTACGACGTTGGACGTCATGGTAGGTACTGGAGGAAGCATGTCGCCTTCGGTTGAAACATTACTTTCGAAACCGTAGGCGTACATTCTTGCCGACCCTCCATCAGACTCGTGTGGTACGAAATCACCATACATTACGTTTGATGAAGGATCGCCCTGAATGAAATTGAGGATTGGATTTCCCGCCTGAATCTGGAAATCCAGACCCGCCATGTCTTTATATACATCAGTCTGGTTGTCAACCTTGACGACATTGCTCGTCGAATCGATATAAGGGAGGTTGTTTGACGTCGTGACCATGTTGCCGACATCTTCCGTATACGGGGGCTGCGTATTTTCATCACGCGGAGGAGCATACCCCTCTCTGCGTGCTGAAAGAATCACCACTGCCAAAATGAGCACAACGAGTGCTACCCACAATGACCAGTGTACCTTCATCCTGATATTTGTCTATGTTTTTTTTTCTCCAAGGGGACCGGTGGCGGACAAGGGGCAGGGACTCGGGTTTCCTCGTGGACTCGGGTGCCCCTTGGACTAAATCAACCCAGTAGTCCCGAAGCCACACTTCCCGCACCGACGGGCTCCGGAGCCGGACCGGCGTCAATCTGGACGGCCGGCGCCTTGGCGCGCTCCTCCTCCAGCTGGACGCGACGACGCTCAATCTCCTCTGCGATACGCTCATCGGCAATCTTCACCAACTCGGGCATCTCCTTGTCTGGAAACTCCTTCTTCAGGTCATCGATGAGCTCGGCTGGATGAGGAATGGGCGGTACATCGGGGCGAGTGTAGTACTTGGAATTCTCATCTCCGGGCTCGATGAATGGCGTCTCTGACCCCTCAAGGGGCTTGGCGAGCATGTCACGCTTACGCTTCTCAAACATGGCCGCCGCCTGACGCTGGTTGTCGCGGTACTTGGTCATAATCTCCTCGAGCTTCTCGTTCTGGTAGTGGACGTTGTCAATCTGGTCACGGTCTGGAGGAATCAGAAGCCACTTGTACATGTCGACGACGTAAATGTCGACGAGAGCATCCTCCTTCTGTAGACGCTTGGCGTGGCTCTCCGCCTCATCCTTGGTGGCAAAGCATCCGCGGATCTTCAGACCCAGCTGCTCATTCTTCTGGGGGAGATCCGGGCCGACGATGGAAATCAGTGCAAAAACCTGTCCTGGAACCGTCAAGTAATCCTGTTCAAGAGAACCCATTTAAAACTATAGGACGTCACTCTTTTAAGTGACATGGATCAATTGCGTAAACGCCATAATCAGGCGAAGCGTGACCTCATCAATCAATGGGTCAAACCAAACGCATACGTTCTCGATTGCGGATGCGGACGCGGCGGTGATTGGCACAAGTGGAAGTCTGTCCGAGCTCGGGTTGCCGCCATCGATCCAGATGAAAAGTCTCTCCAGGAGGCGGAGGAACGGGCATTGGACATTGGACTCGGGGTTTGGTTTTTGGGCGCAGGTGACATTCGTCAGGCGGCTTTTGCGGGTCCGTTTGATGTGGTCTGTTACAATTTTTCCATCCAGTACATTCTCGGTGACCACTTTGAACAGAGTATCAAGGCGATCAAGTTGGCGGTCAAACCAGGTGGACTCCTCATCGGCATAACGCCCGAGAAGAGTCTCATCGAAACCACGAAAAGTCCAGACGCACTCGGCAACGTCTTTGAGGTTCACGGTGACAAGGTGCTCATGAGTTTGACGGATGGTCCTTTTTACGCAGACGGACCCAAGTACGAACCGTTGTTGGACGGCAACGTCCTTCGTCAGGCACTTGAACCTGAGTTTCGTTGTGTCGCGTGGGGACCTATCGCTCCAGAACACACGGGACTCGTCACCGATATTTATGCACAGTTTGTTTTTCTACGCTTAGATCAGTAGGATGGCATCCGGCATCATTCAGACGGGACTGCTCATCGTGACCCTCGCGGTTGCCGCGTGGAGCAGTCGCCGTGAAGAGCCACTCATGTCGGATCTTCGTCAGCGGTACGACGTGCTTCTCAACCACCTCAAAAGCACAGAGGTGGTTGACCCACGGTTCGCTCGTCTCAGGAAACGGTGTATCCTGACAGGAATCCACGGGTCTCGGATGAACAGAGGCACCATAGGCTACAACGTCAATAAAGGGTACGAGATTTACATCTGCCTGGACAAGGATGATATAAACTCGGCGATGAACGTCCTTATTCACGAGTTGGCACACGTCACGGTCGACGAGTACGACCACTCGCCTGAATTCTGGGCGTCGTTCAAAGACCTCAAGGCGCTCTGTAAAACCCTGGGCATTTATACACCCATCGAAGGGTCTCTCGAATATTGCGGCATCATGATTCAAGACTGAGCCGCACTTCGCGGTGATCTTTTTCTATACCTTTCCACCGCAGGTGGAAAGTTTGCCGTGCCGCTTCGCGGCGATCATCGCTTCGCGATGATCTTTTTCTATACCTTTCCACCGCAGGTGGAAAGTTTGCCGTGCCGCTTCGCGGCGATCATCGCTTCGCGATGATCTTTTTTCTCACACCATTGTAAATGTCTGGTGGTATCGTTCAGCTCGTCGCAACCGGTGCTCAGGACGCTTGGCTGACCGGTAAGCCAGAGGTTTCTTTCTATCGTTCCAGCTACAAACGTTACACGCACTACGCCAACTCACCCGAACGCCAGCTGATCCAGGGTAACCCCTCGGCTGGCAACATCTCCACGATCCGTCTGGAGAAGAAGGGTGACCTCATCAACTACATGTACCTGATTGCCAAGGATTCGACCGGTGCTCTGATCCCAAGCGTCAACTGGACCAACGTCATTGACAAGATCGAGCTGCTCATCGGCGGCCAGATTGTCGACACACAGGACATCACATGGATGTCCAACGTCGAGGCGGTGACTGGTGCTCAGAACTTCTCTCAGCGCTACCTCAACAACGGCACTGGCCCCAACAACATCACCAACGGGTTCCTGCCGCTCAAGTTTTTCTTCTGCAAGGACTGGAACGTGTCTCTGCCCCTGGTGGCGCTCCAGTACCACGACGTCGAGATCCGCATCACGTGGAGCACGACCCTGGGTTCAACACTGAATGTGACTGGTATGCCCACACCAGTAGCTTACTCGACACTTCAGTACGAGGCCTGGACCAACTTCGTCTACCTGGACCAGGCGGAGCGTGAGTACTTTGCCAACACGCCCATGGACCTGCTGATCACCCAGCTGAACCGCATCCCCATCGCGACCACCAACATGCAGGAGCTGGCCCTGGCTCACCCCATCAAGTTCCTGGCCTTCTCATGCAACAACTACACGTCCGCATACACCGCGAATGTGACCACACAGCCTTCCAGCAGCTACCAGTTCAAGACGCAGATTAACGGCGTGGACATCGGCGACTCGCGCTCCATGCTTCAGTGGATCGACGTGCCTCAGTACTACTTCACGCCTTACGGCTACAACCACAACCAGGCGACCGCCAACGTCG